TATTAAACTAATTTGTTCAGCATCTAATGGCGAAGCAACCACAGGCTCAACAGTTGTTTCAACTACTGCAGCTTTTTGTTCAATTACAAGTGGTGTGTTCGGTACGATTTGAAATTCTACACCCGGTAGTTGATTGCCCAATAATTCTTCAATGCTCTTATTGATTTTTGCCTGATACGGTTCTACAACTTGCTTGTTGAATATTTCAAGACCTGTAGCCATTTCATCTTTGTTGCTACCAAATCCACCGCCAGTGTCGCGAATACCAAACAGCAAAGGCGTTGTCACGCGGTGCGCTGTAATAATCTTTTGAGTTGCGGTTGTATCCATTAATTGATACTGCTTATCCGCATCGTTTACAGGGAATGGTGTAATTTCAGTCTTTGGTTGATCACGCTCGTTAAAGAACATCACAACCTTTCCTGCATTACGCGCACCGCTCATCTTGTTTTCCCAGTCCATCATCATTTGTTGCTTCTGCTCGGGCGTGGCCTGCCCGTTGTAGAAGTTAATAATGGTCGATGGGAAAAGACCGTTGCTTATTTGGTTGATATGGAATATAGAAATTTGCTTATCTAACTCGATGTAGTTGATAGCAGACCAATAATCGGGACGAGGGTAGGTGTCACTACCTGTATAAGTAAAACACCAGTAGATTTGACGTGGCTCCTGCTCACGTGTTAGGTAGTTGTACTTAGGAATGAACTCAGGTGTGTTCTTTTTCTTGCGTGTATTGCTCCAATCGTAGCTGTGAAAGATTCCTATTTCGCTATCGTCATCTTGATTGACCGCAATGCGGCACTCCTCGAATGGTATCGCATTCAGCTTTGATATAACCGTGCGGTCGTTGCTCCAAATCACTTCAATGAAAAACCCGCCAAACAACTTTAAGTCGTGCGCGGTTGCATATGTCAAAGTGTTTATGTCGAGTGCATCAAGTTCGGCTTGGTATTGATCCGACTTAATTCCCTTTCCGGCTATCATGTCACCAATGGCAACAACCAAACTACCATGCACTGGTGATTCGTGGGCAAGGTCACGTAAGTATTGTGGAAAGTCGTTTTGGTCACCGTAGTTTACCCAACCTTTGCGGTCAACTTTCTCGGCATCGCTCTTAGCAACATACTCGCTAAGCTTCAATGATACTATATTCGATTCGTTATGGCTCATAGATAATGTCATTTGGTATTGTTACAACAGGCACATCAAACCACGTTGTGTTGTGATTCAATACAGCATATCCACGCTGACACAAACCAATAACAAGACCGCTTGCCGGGTCAATATTGCTATTAGAATTCTGTCCATATACTTCATATCTGTACCTGCCCGCTAAGGTAAGGCCAACAGTCGTGATTTCAAGTTCTGTTATTCGTGTATTCTCGTTAATGATGGTGGCAACCTGTGCAAGTTCATTGCCTGTTGTGCTGTTTTCTTCGTGTGTTAAAACCAACAGGTAGTTGGTGAATGGTGTGGCAAAGTATTGCCGTGCTTCGTCAAGTGACAAAAACACTTGCTGTGTTGGTGTGTTAGTCTGTAAATATATCATGCTACTTTATTTAAAAAGGGGCAAGTTAAAACCTGCCCCTTTTACGATACAACAAGAACACAACGGAAAACTATCTTAGTAAGCAGGGCTTACAGTAATACCAGCGAAGTTGTCGAATGGTACTGAAGTAAAAGGCTCAAGGTGTACAGCAGGCTCTAGGTTCTCTGCAGTAGTTGTCACCTGATAACCCATCAAATCCGCTTTCTGCTGTCCTGATTGAACAGTACCTGCAGTAAGTTGCGAACCTTCAGTTGTACCTACCAACAAGATTTGATCATCATTGGTGCGCACAAACACAATCATCTTAGCCTTAGCAACATTCAAAAACTCGTTGCGCATATCTTGGTTCAACTTACCGAAAGTCCAACCTACTTCCTGTGAGAAATAAAGTGTACCTGATTCCAAATTCTTATTTACGGTTTCAATGTATGAACCCGAATTGCGGAATGGAACGTAACGATAAATTGTCCATGTAGGCAAACCATCCACTTCACCTGTTACAGCATCGTAACTAACTCCAGACATGAAGTCGTTACCTGTCACAGGGTCTGTGTAGTTAGTAATCAAAATTTCTTTAACGCCTCCGATACCTTCAAGGCATCCAAGGGTAAAACCTGTAGTTAATTCACAAGCCATAGCTATGTATATTTTTAGAGTTTAAAGGGGGCTGTTACACCCCCTTTGTTATTTTAATTATGCGCCCCAGTAGGTGATGTCTTCACCAACCGCAATCTGAGCACCGAGGTAGAAACGTGCGCCGTAACGTACGTTCTGTGATCCATCCAAGTTTTGCATATCCAAGATGAACACTTCGTTCATTTGGTTTTCCTGCCAAGTACCAAGCATCAAGTTGCTACGCTGAGCGAAGATGATGTTGTTAGCAGTCATACCCGGACATACCGCGATTTCGTACATACCTACAAAACGACGATTAACCTCGGGGCCACCTGTCAAGTACCATCCATTGCCATCAGCAATCTGTGCTTGCATGTATGCTTCCCATGCAGCCTGTCCCATGTAGATGGTTGGCTTTTCAGCAGCACCTTTAACGGCTGCAGGCGCAGTGTTGATTACGTCCCAAATGTTAGCAATAATGTTAGTGCTATCAAGTGTACCTGAACCTGCAGATACAGCACCTGAACCACCCGCCTTAATCAAAGTTTCGAAACCATCGTATTGACCAGCTGTTGCGTTAACACCTGACCACATGATTGTCTCGTTAGCTGCAGCGATACCACCTACCAAACGTCCAATAATAGCGTCTTGGATTTGGGTATTTACACGGCCGCTCATTACATCTGCAGTAGTCCAGTCAATGAAGAAGTCCTTCTTACAGATTTGACGTTGAACTTGGAACTCTTCCAAGGTCAAGATGCGCTCAGTCAAAGTGATTGTACCTGTTGGGGTAAAGTCACAAGTGCCTGCAGCAAAAGTTACAGTGTCATCAATTTTACGTACTACTGATTTGTAAGGTACGTTAGGCTTCATTGTCACGTACTGAGTTGATACGTTAGACAACAGAGCCTTTGCTACGATTTCACCAGCTAATTCACCTGCATAGGTGGTGGTGAGTGAAGTTGTTGTTGGCATACTAAATTTAAATTATGAGGTGAATTATTTACTTTGTTTAGAGCGAATGTTCTCCATGAAGTCAGCGAATGAGTTACCATTCGATGCAACTACAGGCTGTGCATTCTTTTTAAATTCTTGTGACTTTACAGATGGCACTGCAGGAGCCTTCTTAACTGAAGCGAGTTCAGCCTTCACAGCATCCGCATCCTTCTTAGCAGATTCAACTGCAGCACTTAGTTCAGTCTTTTCAACTTCTAGTGCGGCAATGCGCTCAGACAATTGACCGATTACGGCAACGAGGTCTTCGCTGCTCATTTCAGTTGATTGTTCTGCACGTTCGATTTCGGCAACCATACCATCTTCGCCTACGTAGACAGTAGTTACACCGTCTTCAAGCAGGTATTCTCCTGCAGGTACTGGCACTGGGTTGCCCTCAGCATCTTGTGTGTAGATGTCTACACCTACTACCCACTCATCAGCGGTAGAATAGATTTTAGTACCATCGGCCAAAGTGCCTTCTACTGCAAACTTTACTTCCGTTGCCGGAGCTTCAGCCGCTGCAGTTTCTTCTTCGAACTTGATACCAACACTTGAAGGGTCAATGCCGTACTTATTGAATACGGATTTGATTTGTTCTTTGATATTCGACATTGTTGGATATTTGGGTATAGTAGCAAAAACGTTGTTTTGTTACATCCAATATCCTTTCGTATCTTAGCCATGTAAAAAATTACATACAATATGAAAACACAACCCGCCCCGATGCACAACAAGATTACTGTGCGAGTAAATGACAAACAATATCAGGCTGTAGTTAAAGCCGCAAAGAAACATAAGATGAACGTTGCAGAGTATATTCGCGCTTGCATTTTGTAGTTATAAGGTTTTGGTTTTTAAAAAAAAGAAGGCCCTCGTTTGGGCCTTTCTTTTTACACTAACCTTAGATCACTAATATGCGTTTTAACCGAAGCTAATATACACTATTTTTTAATCTGCAAACGTGCGGTGTTGTTGGTGCTGTCGTTATCCGGTACACCATTTACCGCTGTAATTGTAAGCACGTAGTCTGTTGGCAATGGTGTTGGTGGTGAAGTCACGTTGTAAACACTTGCGAATGTTTGACTACGGCCAACATCAATCTTGTCAGCTCTATTCCAACTACCTGTGAAGCCACCAACGAGGCCGTGTGTTACCTTCATACTTGTGATTGTAACCGTTCCTTTGTTGTAGAACGTGTAACGTATGCGCACGCGGTTAGCATCGAGCCATTCGTAACCATCAATTGTAACGGCTGCATCCAAACCCTGTGCAGGTGGGTTAGCCATTGTGATAGTTAGACCTGTGCTAATGGTGTTATCATTCTCATTCGTTTCTTTAATCACCATGTTCGGGTCGATTGTGAGTGAGAATAAAGATGGCCCCGATTGGTTGTTCGGCAATGCCATTGGTGCGGTCTTGGTTACTACCGTTTGACCTGCAGGTATGGTAACATCTCCAGTGTAGAAAACAAACTTGCTGCCATCGGGACGTGTGAAAGTAAGTTGCACAGTTGCAATCACTTCTTTAGTTTGCGCCTTGTCGATGTTGACGCTATAATTAACCGTAACAGTTGAACCTTGAACTGCCGATGCAAGTGTTGCAATTGTACCGAACAGGTTGTATTCAGCAACGGGCACTGGCACAGGGTCACCACCATCCAAACCTTTCGCTATTGTCACAGCGTTAAACATGTTGATTACACCATAGCCAAGTTCTGCACTCTTGCCGTTGACATCGTATACATAACCGCCTGTTTTACGGCATGCTTGGCGCAATACATCAACTACCTGTGATTCGGTTAGTGAAGGATTGGCAAGGATAACGTTTGCGGCAGCTGCAGCCATGACTGGGCATGAGCACGATGTGCCACTGAAACCTGTGTAGTTGCTATCCGCTTTGTAACCAAACGCACCCATACGGTCAGTTGTTGGGCATGAAGTACCTGGAGCGGTTGCAAAAGTCTTAGGCCCGTAGTTACTGAATGAAGCACGGGTATTTGAAGTGGTTGATGCACCAACTGCATGAACCATAGGATAGATTGCAGGAGCCTGTGTGAAGTTAGGATTGTTTTGATTACCCGAACTTGCAAACGCAGGTATGCCTTTACCATTACGGCCAAATGTCTTAGCCGATGTCAAAGCGTTTTGGAATAGTGGATAGGATGTTGGGCCGCCACCACCCCATGACATTGACACAGCAAGGCAGTCTGGATTCTCAATAGCCTTGTTTATGGCACGTGTGATAATGGTATCCGATGTGCCAAAGCTACCACCCGCTGTTGAGTTATAACCAATATGCAAAAATTGCACTTTCAGTTTGTTGTTTCCTAGTGAGGATACCCCAATGTTGTTATCCGTTGCCGCGCATATCAATCCGCTGCATGGTGTGCCGTGCTTTTCATTCTCGCTAATGGGCCGTACATCCGCTGCATCGGTTACGCAGTTCCATGATGTTGCACTTATACGACCTTGTAAATCTTCATGATCTACATCGCAAGCAATATCCAGTACAGCAACCTCACCATAGGCAGCACCATCTATTAAACCCCATGCCTCTGCAGCCTGCATGTTTGGCAAGTGCCATTGCCCGGAATAAGTATACGCGTCCGCATCGGGTTGATACGTTTGGATGTAGTCAGGCTCTACGCTAGTGAATAGCTTGCTATCCATTAGGGCAATATAGAACTCATTGAAGGCAGCAAATGCAGGGACTTCTACGAATAGAGTATTGGTCAAGCGAAACACTTCCGTTATCACTACTTTTTTCTTTTCCAAATATGCACGCGCTGCATCTAAGTCAGGTGCAACAAGGATAGCAAGACCTGTAGCAATTTGGTCAAGTGACCTGTCAACCTCGTTGACTTGTATGACCTTAGTATGGTCTGGATTAACACGGTCCTTGTCTTCAAATACAATAATGCCGAACGGCTCATGCACTGCAATGACGTTAGCCTTTGTTTTGTTTTTGTCAAAGGATTCTCTGTCCTTGAATTTAACGCTGTTTATTTTCATTTGGATGGATTTACTTTGCTAAGTAGTTGGTCAAGTTCTAACACCAACTCTGCTTCGTAGTTCTTAACCCCGCTCATTGCTACACCTACTTCATTGAAAAACCCTTCAATGCTGTAGCCTTTTATCTTACCTTCCTTTACATCATTCCACACGTGCTCTTCGTCTACTTTGGTTCCAATGTACCATGTGCCATCTGGCAATTCAGATAGTCCAAGTTGGATTGACTTATCTAACTTACCTTCTTTAATCCACGATTCAACCACAGTTACACCTGTTACGGGGATTTCGTGCTGAAGGTTCGTAGTATGTTGCAGATTCTTTTTAAAGAATTGGTGAGCGATAGCACTTACTGTTGCCTTTTCGA